GTGCTATGGAATTTAATGAAATGTGGCCAACAAAGATTGGTTCAGGTAAATTTGATACTGATGGATTGATAGAATACATCTTTGCTAACTATGATTTAAATAACATGGAAGGTGAAGTAAACGGTGGAAATATATTCAAAGATAATTCACCTGAAATGAATAAATTTAAAGACATGGTGTATAGCTCTTTTGATCGCTATCTCTATGCAAGTATCGGAAAACATATCCAAGATTATAAAGCGCATGAAATGAAAGCGTGGATTACTGGTCATGGAAAAGATTATAATATGACTATACATAATCACTCAGGCGCTCATTTGTCTGGTGTGTTTTATATATTAGCCGAGGATCAAAACTCTGGCGGTGATATTGTTTTCTCAGATCCAAGAACAAACGCTAATCGCGGTTATGATGATTGGTGGAATAATGTATTTGATAAAAAAGCAATCACGCCAAGAACTGGGGATTATATGATATTCCCAAGCTTTACATATCACCATGTTAATCCCTACTATTCTAGTCTTAGAATATGTGTACCAGTTGATTTATATTTGTACCGCGGCGGTTAATTATAAATAGAAATAGATTTTAAACAAGTGTAAGATTAATCAAACACTAATAATAAATGGAGACAATAATGTCATTTACATATACTTATACTGTCCGTAACCTGAAGGTACAAGATCAGGTAAACTCGGCCGGCGAAACTTTAACAAACGCAGTAGTTCAAACTTACTGGGAAATTCAAGGTACAAATGAAGCAGGGCAAGTTGGAACTTTCTCTGGCGCTACTCCATTCTCAGCAGAGAATGTACCAGCTGGTTCTTTCACGGCTTTTGAAGAATTAGAAGAAGCTCATGTTACAGCATGGATTGCTGCCGTTATCAATGCTGACGCACAATATAAAGCTCATATTGACGGAGAAATTCAAAAGGTAATTGATGCAGATAACAGAACAGAAATTTCTGGTCCTGAATTGCCTTGGGGTGTAGAACCTGAAGCACCAGTAGAGTAAGAGTATGAGCATGACTTACACTTGGGAAATACTAAAGCTTGGAACATTAGACCAAACTAATGACGCTGGCGAAGTTCTTGCCGATGCCATTATTTCTGTTAAATGGAAAAAAATAGCGACCAATGACGCGAACAAAAAAGCGAGTTACGTTTCAACAACAAAGCTTGACCTTTCTACAACATCGGCTGCAGATTATGTCGCATTAGATGACGTTAATAAAGCCAACGTTATAGAGTGGGTTGAAGAAGCGTTAGGCGCTGACAAAATTGCTACGATAAATACAATTCTCGCCTCAAAGGTTGAACAAAATACAATGACTATGATTACCCCTAACTGGTAATCTATTAAATACTTTATATTATGGAGTTAGTATGCACGATTTGCACATGGGTGGTTTAGCCACATATGCTTTAAAACGAGGTGGTTCAATCCATCCTGTAATTATACCAAAAGAAGTTCTTGGTAATGAAACAGGGATTATGAACCCCTCGATTTTTAAACACAAAGATAAACTCTTTATCAACGTAAGACACGTTAACTATTATCTATATCACAGTGAAGGTAAAAAGTTTCCTCATCAGTGGGGTCCTTTGGTGTACATACATCCAGAAAATGATGTAACACTTACAACACATAATGTTATGTGCGAACTTGACAATAATTTAAATATGGTCAATGCACAACGTGTTAATATGGCTTTAGATACAGGTAAGCCAACATGGAACTTTATCGGTTTAGAGGATTGTCGATTATTTAATTGGGAAGATAGAATGTTTCTATGTGGTGTACGTAGAGATTGTTATGATGATAAAGGCCGTGGTCGTATGGAAATGGCAGAGATTGAATTTATTGATGGTGAATGGACAGAGGTTTCTCGTAATCCTATTCCTTCTCCAAATGGCGATAAATCATATTGCGAAAAGAATTGGATGCCGATCCTTGATATGCCATACCATTTTATTAAATGGACTAATCCAACACAGGTTATTAAATACGATATTGAAACACAGACAACTGAAGATGCAATATACGATAAAGAAAAATACATAGAAGCTAATAAAGACTTTAGAGGTGGTTCACAGGTTATTAGGATTAATGATAACCAGCGTATGGCATTTATCCACGAGACAAATCTATTAAGAGATCCTTTTGGTAGAAAAGATGGTAACTATGCGCATCGAGTAATCATCTGGGATAATGATTGGAACATTGTCCATAAGTCTAGGGAATTCCATTTTATGGGAACGTATTACGACCACGTAAAAGGTCAGGATTATAATATTGAGTTTGTTACGGGAGTTACTATGGTGGGTGACGATATTCTAATATCCTATGGATGGCAGGATAACGCTTCTTATATATTGAAGCTACCCAAAACAGTGTTTGCTAACTTTTTACAACTAGGTGAAATATGATATTTAAAAATAAACAAGTACTACACAATGTTATTATGGATTACGATAATCCTTTTAAAATGTTTGAGTTGGCAAAAGAATACGATAAACTAAAACAAGGTGCAGCAGCCTTTGGCTGGTATTTACGTGCCGCAGATTTCTGTGAAGGTGAAACATACGAAGAAAAAGAACTTCAATATAAATGTATGGTACTCGGTTCGGCGTTATTTGCCAGATCAGAAGCCAGAAATCAAACGGTTAATGGTTTGATTAAAAGCGCCATATCAGTTTTACCTAAAAGACAAGAAGCGTATTATTGGGCTGCTCGATATTCAATAGACCAAAGTAATTTTAGAGATGGTGCTATGTATGCCAAGATGGGTATGGATTGCGAAGACATTGAACCAAACACTGAATTAAATTATCCTGGACCAGTTGGTTTAGATTATTGCTTTGCTATATCTAAATGGAAATCAGATGGTAGAGATGACTCTAAAAATCTATTCTTTGACTTAAAACATAAACGCAAATTAGATATGAATAGAGAAATGCGTGAAAGCGTAGATTGGTGGATTAGTCAAGTAGGATATCCTAGTACGCTACCATATACTGAAGATGAAAGTCATAAATACAGATATAAGTTTGATGGTTCAGATGAAATATCAAAGAATTATTCTCGTCACTTCCAAGATATGTTTGTTCTGTCTACTTTAAATGGTAAAAGAAATGGTACCTTTATTGAAATAGGATCAGGCCACCCAACTCTATTTAATAATACATACCTATTAGAGAAAGACTTTGGTTGGAAAGGTTTATCGGTTGATATTTCTGAAAGAATGTGTGCTATCTTTAGTAGGAAACGAAATACGACTGCAGTACTCGCTGATGCAGGTCAAGTTAGCTTTAAAGATTTATTTAAACAAAACTGTATTGAAAACCAAGTAGATTTTTTACGTATTAATGCAGATAACGCGTCATTAGTATCATTAGAGAATATGCCTTTTAATGAATATGAGTTTTCAGTAATTCAAATCCAACATAACGAGTGTTGGTGGGGATCAGATCTTAAAGATAAGACCAGAAAAATACTACAAGAAATTGGATATAAATTATTGGTACCGAACGTTGCTATTGACGAAACTAATGCGTATGAAGATTGGTGGGTACATCCTGGATTTATTAGACCAGACATGCGCAGTAACAAAGAGACCAACTTTGCTTGGGATTATATGATGAAGGAGAGAAGATGAAACCTGTAATTTGTACTGGTGGGTTCGACCCACTCCATTCCGGACATATTGAATATTTTAAAAAAGCCAAGGAAATGGGTTCTATTCTATTTGTTGGCGTTAATAGTGATGAATGGCTAACTCGTAAAAAGGGTAAACCATTTATGTCTGCTGAAGAGCGTATGTCTATTATTAAAGAAATTGGTTGCGTAGGTCATGTATTTACTTTTGATGATTCAGATGATACGGCCTGTGATGCTATTCGTTATGTAGCCAAACAAGCTCCTAGAGGATCAGAAATTCTATTTGCTAATGGTGGCGATCGTAAAAAGGGAACAACACCAGAGGTTGAGTTTGCTAAAGAATTGCGCGATGAATGCAATATATCATTTGTATTTGGTGTCGGTGGTGAAGATAAAAAGAATAGTTCTTCGTGGATCTTAAAGGAATGGGATAAGCCAACAACACAAAGACTATGGGGTAAATACAGAGAATTAGATCAAAACGGTCATTGGAAAGTAAAAGAATTATCAGTGGATATTGGTAAATCGTTATCAGACCAACGTCACTTCGTTCGTTCTGAACATTGGCATATCGTTGATGGTGAATTAAAAATGGATTTGGAATTTAATAATGGTTACTCTACATCTAAGGTATATAAAACCGGTGACAGTATTGATATTCCAGTTAAATGTTGGCACCATGCAACGAACGTTGGAGACAGACCAGTTAAAGTCATTGAAGTTTGGATGGGAAATACCTTATCAGAAGAAGATATTGAAAGAAGATAACATTATTATTTTGTAGTAGATAAATCTATTATATCACACTGGAAACATATGTCAACTCTTTTTTTATAAATATACAAAAATAATATTAAACAAAGGAGAAAAAGATGGCTTTTCAGTTATCGCCGGGAGCTCGTAATGGTACACTTCAGTCATTAGAGACAACAGTCGGTGCAAACCCTATCTTAACTATCGCAACAGGCGCGGCACCTACGGAATGTCAATCAGCAAACACTGGTAACATTGTTGCAACTA